AAGCACCAAGCTCTCCGCTTGTTTCTGGGGTAACAGGAGTCATCATTCTTGCTCTCTCTTCTGGAGTATATCTCCTGCCCGTTGCTGGGTTTATTGTTCCAGGTTGATTTACTGGAGCTGCAACTGGAGGATTAACTACTGGAGGATTCTTTGCAGGAGGATTGTTTGTTCCTGCTGGTGGGGGTGTAGTTGTGCCTTGCGGTTTCAATGGGGCAAGCCATGTTGGTGTTGGCCTTGGATTTGGATAAGACATATTTTGATTTGGATATGACATGTTTGGTGACTTAGAAGAATTCGCAAACAATGGCATGTTTGGATTAAATATCTGTTTCCCGTTCATTATATCTTGTAGTAGTGACATATATTTTATAAATTAAAGTTTATTAAGGTAACCATAAGGGTTATTTTTGTTCGACACATTTCCCAGCTGACCATAAGCCCTTTGTGCAGCCTCGGCCTTTATCTTTGTATTATTTGTTCCATAGTAACCCATCTTTGGTTGTGCATACACAGAAGAGAGGCCAGAACTGGTTACTCCTCCGGTGGCTACATTTGGATTGTAAATATTGCTTTTTGTTTTATATAAATCAGATAGGCCGCTCATTGAGTCTCCCCCGTATTTGTATTCAAATTTTCTTAGGTTCTCACCAACACTTCTTCCGTAAGCATCTCTTTTATATTTATCAGCATTGGCGTATGACGAACCAAGCTTTTTTTCTTTTTGGACTCTACCTCCAGAGAAAAGAACACCCTGGTCAGCAGCATTTTGATCGAGAGCAGCTTTATCTTCCTGGAATTTATCAGCTTGATTTTCCTGGTATTGGCCATAATCAGCCTGGGCTTGTTCAAGATTTGAGCCAAGGTTAGCTTTTTCATAAGCTAATTCCTCTTTATATGCAGGGTTAAGAATGCCAAGATTTTCATTGAATACCTTGTCCCATTCTTCCTGGCTATATCCTTGTCCTGTCTCTGCAACCTTTTTATCATTTTGTATTTGAGCTACATGCTGAGAAGTTGCTGCATCATATGCTGCTTGAGATTTTGGACCCCAAATACCATCAACTTTCAATCCAGCATTATACTTTGTATTAAGATCCATTTGATCTTGCATAACATTAGCTTTCTCCATCGCAGCTTTTGTTTTCGGACCCAAAATACCATCTGGAACCAAATTGAATCCATAGGTTTGGTTGAGTCTTATTTGTTCTGCTTTTATTTGTTCTTTTGTCATACTCTATTTATAATTATATTACTAATAAATTTCTTAGGCAAACTTTTTAGAAAACTGAGAAACAAAAACCTACATCTGCGGGACCACTTCCTCCATTCATACCGACCTGGAAACTATTTGCACTTATCGATCTTGGCCCACCCCATGCAGATACGTTATCAACTGCTGATACCACTACTGAATAATTCGTATGCCCTAGATTGTGTGTGATAGTGTAGAGACCAGTTCCTGCATGAGATACACTCCAGCCGGGAGGAAACTTTGCACTGGCCACCCCAGCCGATGTAACTCTTCCAGATTGTGAATATTGAACTCCATCTTTGTCTAACACAAGATATGATTTTAGATTTCCGGCTGAATCGTAGTGAGATAACTGGACTCCTCCCCCATCTCCTTCGCCTCCGATGTTTGCTCTTACTCCAGAGAGACCTAGTGATAAAGTTGTTTCAAACAAAGCGATAAGTGATTTTGTATAAGCCACTGCATCTTTATCTATAACTACAATGAATTTACCGTTAGAGTCAGTTGAGGGGCTAGTTGAATCAAAATTTGCATTTATTTCGATGTAGTTCGTATTGTAATTTTGATCATTCCCTTGTCTACCAATGAATAGATAGTTTTGTTTTCCAAAACTTCCAGCTCGGTAAAACATTTCCATAACATTGTCTAAATCGTCATCTTTACCATGTCTTTTTTGCATTACGAAATCTCCAGGTTTTTGGTCGGCTCTTCTGAAAATAAGAGTAACAGTGTCTCCGGTGACATTTCCATCTCCCCCTTTTGAATCATCAAAAAAGATTATGTCGTTTCCAGATATTTCAGCATGAGCAGGGAAGTCAGAAGTGATAATAAAACAACTTCTAATAACAGTTCCTGTAACAACATTGTCAGAAGAAAATGGATCTTGATTGTTTTTTTGTCTAAACTTTTGATACTCAGAATTATTAGACATGTCTAAAACACTAGGAGAAGAATTATTTTCTCCTTGTTTTACTTCTTTATAACCCCATCTATTCATTCCAAGTTCGTCTAACTTCATATTAGTTTTGGTCGAAACCTTTATCTTGAATTGATAATATCTCAACCCCATGAATTATTATTGGCACACCAGAATTCCTCCCATGATACCTAAATCTTACAACCGCAAAGTCATCAGTTGAGGCATTTGGAAATAGTGAATTGTAATTTTCGTTAACAGTATCAATTTCTTTCCAGTCATTAGCAGGTGACTTTTCTGTTTGATATTTAACTGACATTCCAGCAGCATTTTCCGTAAATACATTCATACCAGAAATTGCTTTTGAACTAGCATACATATTGGTGAAAGAACGCCATCGATCAATAATATCGTAATAGATAGGTTCCCCTAGATCAGTAACTCCAGTATCAAGAGTTGAAACTTGTCCTACGGAATTTCCAGCTATTTGATTGATTGAAGTTCCATCATCGAATCTTATCATCGCTGTTATATCATTGTTCTCGTAATCATAGATAGTCCAAACCTGTGTAGATATTGTGTATCTTAGAACACAGTTTGAGAAAGTAACTCCCTCAACTGTGACAGGGCCGACATACCATTTAACAGCATCAAACCCATCCCAAACTCCAGTAATGTCTTTATAGTAAGTTGATGGAATAGCTTTTACAAAATCGATAATTCTACGAGATATTTCAACCGGCTGGCCACCGTAATCAAATTTATAAAAACCAGATGAGTGATGGAAATAAATTCCATCTTTGGCCTCGATAATTGATTCTTGGGAATATGTTCCTACATTGTATGCAGGGTAAGCATCCACAGAAGAGGCACCGTAAATACGGTAGATATGATTTTCTTTGAAAACAAGAAGTGCTCTTGGAACTCTCATCAAAGCGGTAATAGACTCACCATCTTGAGGAGAGAAATTCTTTATAAAGTTTACAGCTAAATCGAAAGTCAAAGTATAGGTTGAAGGAGGTGCGAACTGAACAATATCAGTATAGTAAATAGTATCTGTTGCTTTAACTGCAACCCAAACTCTTCCTTCAAATCCTGCTGAAATAAAATCTCCACCAGGGAAGTCAGTTGGAACCAAATCTGTTCCGAAAGCTCCACCATTTGAAGTTGCAACAGGATCACCGTCATCGAAGTCTCCGTTTACCATCCATAGATAATTTAAGAACTGAGCAAAGCGAGCCTTATTCGTAACTTTTAATCCAGTTCTTCTTGATGTCCAGTTGGCTCCATCCCAACTATAAACATCTCCGTTTCCTTGCTGAGCATACAAGAAATCATTGTAGTATCTAACCCCTGTCATAGCAAAAACAGTAAGGTTTGATGGCCCTGGTGTTGAAGTTGTTGTTTGATATATAGTAATTATTCTATAAGCAGTGGCTAAAATACTAATAGCAAGATAATAAGCATGTGTTGCTACATACGGAGAACCAACAGCCGTAACTGCAAAAGTAGAAAGATTAACAGAAAAAATTTGGCTTTTTGTCTCAAATTCAGTAAGAGTAATTCTATTCCCCCATGTATTATTAAAATGTTGGCCATCTCCAACTGCTAAACAAGTATTGTAATTACCGTGAGAATAAGAACCGTTTGTATCAAATACCAATGGTGAACCTAGAGCAGTAACTGCGAAGGTTGAAGGGTTTGCATTAAAACATTGAGTATACCCCCCTGTATTTCCATGCCAGAATAAAATAAAGTGTTGATCATCTCCTAGTGATGCACAAGAACCAAAAGTCGCAGCTGTGGCATCGAAGGTAAGTTTGGTAGACAGAGCAGTCACAGCCCAGGTTGAGTTATTTATCGCAAGAACTTGAGCATATCCTAATCCAGCCTCATTCCAGAAAGTTATCATATGTAACCCATCAGAATAGATTGCAGATGTGTGGAAATTACTAAACCCTGCAACTAACAAAGGAGAGCTTTTCATCGTCACAGCCCATGTCCCAAGATTAACTTCTGCGACTTGAGCTAGTGATTGGTTAGAGCCATTTGTCCAAACATTTACGAAGTGATTTGCATCTGATTTTTGAGAGAAATTATATCCTCCAATGTTTGCCTCATATTGAACCGGTGATCCTTTCATAGTTACAGCCCAGGTGCCAAGATCAACTTCTGCAACTTGAGTGTATCCTTTACTTGTATTTCCACTCCAGAACAAAATAAAATGGTTAGCATCAATTTGAGAAATATTAAGATAAGAACAAGATGTATCAAACTGAACAGCTGATCCAATAGGAGTAGAAACTCCTGTATCTAAATTTATTTCATAAACTTGAGCTTTTGCCTTACCTGTAGCATCGGAATATAAATATATATAATGAGAATCATCTAGTTTTCCTAAAGCCGGAGATTGTTGATTCCCAACCAAAAGATTATCTGAACCAACAATACTGACTTTGTTGTATCCTCCAGGAACCACAGAATTATTTAATGTCCCGAAATTTTTTATTTCGCCAGTAAGATCATCTGCATATTCGGTTACTCCTGGGCGAGTTTGAATAGCACCAACTCTATCAAAGTTAGCATTAACAGCTAGTTGAACTGAATTTTCTGGTGTAACAGTATCATTCAATTGAGAGGATCGGATAACCCCTTCTGTTGGATATGGTATTTTAATATCTTTTGTTGTTGTGGACATTTTTTATTTAGTTAATTGATAATCTCCCCATTTCTACCCCCGGTCGAGAGGGGTAGTATCGAGAGGTTATTCTTAGACAGTAATATCTGTAACAAGACCGTTAACAACTGTAATAGTTGCTATTGGGCCTGTAGGACCAGCAGAGAATGTTCCGACAGGGCCTGTAGGACCTGTTGGGCCAGTAGGACCAGTGTCTCCAGTAGGACCAGTGTCTCCAGTATCACCTGTAGGACCAGTGTCTCCAGTATCACCTGTAGGACCAGTAGGACCTGTTGCTCCTGCTGCTCCTGTTCCAATTGGTGTCCAAGTTGGGCTAGCAAGTGTTCCTGTATTCTGATAAACAACACCTGTATCTTCTCTTAAAATTTCACATCCCTTTACGAATATTCCAGCAGTTGTAGGGATTGCTCCAACACAACTACCTTCGATTACATATCCAGTAACTGGATCTTGTTCTACAATATCGACTGTTGGGATATTTGGATTTGTTTTTGCCATATATTTATTTTAAAAATTAACTTGTAATAATTGTGGTGTCTTGTCCTGTGTAAAGATTGCTGAATAGTGCTTTTACTAAATCTTCAAACTTTACTAGGTCTGGGTCATCACTCCCCAGTGTTAAATCTTTTCGGTATTTGATTGCATATCTCAAATACCACTTGTAAATCTCTCTGTAATGCTCTGGGAGCTCTTGATAGAGATTTTCAACCTCCGGTATCTTTTTGTAATAATCAATGTAGAGATTATTCCCTTGCATTGAATCTGGAATTATTCGATCAAAATACAACCTGTTCTCGAATACTGTGTAGTAAATCGGTTGAGAGATTGTAGGTCTCGACCATACCCTGGTCCCTGCCGGTATTGCTCGAGTAACTCCAGTTACTCCAGTCAACTTGTTGGTTGTTAAATCAATTGCAGTATACTGTATCTGCATTATCGTCTGCGTAAAATCTGTTGTTGCTACATATGCTACTCCGGATGATGTAGATGGGAAATCTCCTACACTATCTAAATCAATTTCTGTTGCTCCGACTAATGTATCTGTTGCGGTAAAACCTCCCATCACAGAGAAAGCTATTTGATTCCAACTTCTCTTATCAATATATCTCAAATTGTAAGGGGTTAAAACATTACCGATTAGGAATCTGGATGCCAACATCGATCTATCTGTTTCATTAAAATCAATATCATCTGGTAGGTCTACATAATTTGTTCCAGCCAATACTTTTATTGGATATTCAAATTCTTGAGTCCAAGCATGTCTTACTCCATACAATTTCATATGAGTATATTTTCTAGCGTTATCAACCTGCTCTATACAAAACTGAGTTGTTATTTTTGGATCATTTTCTGATACACCCATCGCTGTTAAAACTGGAAATATTATTTTTGCTACAGAATTTTCTGGGTAAGAAAGAACACTTATAGGTGAGGACAATGATGAAACTGCTGCTGTCTGAGAATTTTTCCATTGAACTTTATAATAAGTTGTTGTAAGTCCTGCTGAATCAAACAAAACAGTTTTTTGTTGAGTTACCTGCAACGTAACCGTTGCAAGTGGTGCATATACTCCATCAATTGTAGCACTTTTTGAAACTACAATTTGGTCATACTTTAATTCTTGAACAGCATCCCCACGACTATGAGCCATTACCGTAGCCGCAGTTACGAAATTATTCACAGTATGTGAAGAGGCAGCAACGATTTCCGAATTTTCTGCCCCCATTGAGGACAACAAAAGAAGGATAGCTCCTGTAGTAAAACTATTTGCATTATCTACTGGAACATTTGTAACCCCGGCTGCAATATTGTTGCCAAGATACGTTAATGTCTTAACATCAATTTGATTTGGAATTTCAATCGTATTCCCAATATTGTGTTTTATTGTTATTTGTGGGAATTTGTCCATAATTTTATTTGTTAGATGATAATAAATCGTAACCTATTTCGTATACAATTTTTGCCACAGCTCTTGCTCCCACCATTAAGCCAGAAAAGGTAGCGGCATAAATTGCTGTTTTTGTAAAAACAAAATCTGATTGCATCATAGTTCCACCAACTATTAAGAAGAACGAACCAAGGAATGTAACAAGAGATGAAATTATATATCTTTTAATATTTTCTTTTGTCATACTATTTATTTAATTCAGCCCTGGTCTTTGTCCCGACCAAACCATCGACTACGAGGTTGTGAGCTTTTTGATAATCTTTGACAGCTTGATCAGTCTTTGGACCGAAGTGGCCATCTATTACTAATGATACACCTAATTCTTTATTTAGTCTCTTCTGTAGTTCCTTTACTTCATTACTGATATATCCTTTCTTCATAAATGTAGTAAAAATATATTTAGGATCTTCAATTAGAATATATCCAGAACCAGAACATCTCTTTGCTAAATAATCTTCTGTTAGTTTTCTTCCTCCATCACCATCAACAGAATTGAAATGGCCAGTTGAATCCTCAATTTTTATTTTTTTAACTCCATTTTCTAAGAAATAATCAACAGCACAGATTCCATGGCCAAAGTTTACCTCACCACTATTATATTTAGGTTCAGCAGTCCATTCTGATTTATTCCCGTGAATTACTATTAAGCAGTGACCGTATTTTTCGATTGCGAGAGCGATATCATCAATATCATTTTGTTTATCTGGGAATCCATAACCAGAGATTTTAAATGGTGTTTCACATGTAACATCTCTGTTCATTTCTTTTTCACCAATATATTGAGACTGATCAACAGATTCATAGTTGGTCCCAATTTTCTTCATTATATCAAAAAGATTTTGTAACCACATTCCGCCTTCTGGGTAATTACTTCGAGAGCGATAAGGAGGATGGGCTGAATATGATTTTATAATTGCATCTTTGATAAACTTCACAACTTCATACCCCTTAGCAGCAGCCTGGGCCATGCAAGACAATGATGACCATTGTTCTCTTGGAGTAAATGATTTCAAATCTTCCCATTTCTTTTCCTGCCAATTAACAACAGCCGCTCCAGCTAAATTTGAAGTTTTATAATCTCTTTCTTTTTCTTCTACAGGGCGAGGATCTTTAATCGCTCCCTCCATAGATAATATCATTTCGTTATTTTCCATAATTTAATCTTCTTCTTCGTTATCATCTTCATCCATATCGCCATCATTCTTGATGTCTTCCATGGTCAAACCATGCTCTTCAAGACATTTTTCAAGCTCTTCGTGTTGTTTTTCGTATTCAGCGATAAGTTCTTCTCTCGACCCTTCTAATAAAACCTTACATAACCTTAAATGTTCATCATAGAACTCATCTATGGGCATGCACTTCATTTCCTTGCCCTTCACTTTTTTTTGCTCTACCTCTTTATATATTTCACTTATTTTTGCCATATATTATTCTTTTTTACTTAATGATAATTTTGACATTACGACCGCTTGATTTTTTTCAAGTATTGTAACCCTACCCTCTGTATCAATATATCTTTCGCTCTCTTTCGCAAGTTGAAGTTTTATATCCTCAACATTTATTTGTAATTTTTGGATTGGCAAAACAACAGTGGTCACAAAAGACCAGACGACAACAACGATCGAAATTACCCAGGTAACTTCTGACCTTAGTATCGATCTTAATATATTTTGTTCGTTGTTATTTGTTTGATTTGTCATTTTTTTAATGATTAGTTTATAATTTATTCTATGTTAAATAATAATTGTGCTGTACCTGTAACTGTTCCAGTTTTTGTTATAGTTAAAATTACATAGTTTTCGTTAACTGTAATAACTCCACCAGAATAGTTTGACAATGAAGCGTTAACTGCCATTACAGCATAGGTTGAACTAGTACCTGATATGTCTGCTGTTGCTGTAGAAGAACCCTCTAAAAACCCTAGATAAACACTCTTATTTGAGGTACGATTATCAAAGTAACCTAAACTCTCAGATGAGTTACCTGCTGATCCCGAAGCATAAGCTGTTTTAACCATTACTCTTTTAGGGACTCTATTTAAGCCGTGATATAGGTATAATTGTGTCCCTGTAGCACTGGCAGTATCATAAGAAGTCAAAATCTGTGTTGACTTATCTAAAACTCCATAAGTTTCCCATTTAGAAGTATTTGCGTTATATCTGAAATTCAAATCTAATTTACCTGAAGCAGAAATATTTGTTGGTAAAGTATAATCAACTGAACTAAATGAGCTAGACCAAGAAATTGAATACCCTACTTTAGTCAAGACAAATCCTGAAACTGTTTTAGCTGTTGAAGCTGAAGCAAAAGTAGAAGTTAATGCTCCTGTTGCTCCAACACCAGACCATAATGTATCACAATGTTCTAATTGCCAACTACCTTGTTGAGTATCATACCTTTCAGTCCAAGAAGCACCAGATGGATTAGTTGGTGGTGTAATAGCACTTGCTCCATTCAAATAAGCATAATTAAATATAATTATTTTAGCACTATTAAATAAAGTTGTTATCTCTCCAAGTGGAATATTTCCATCATTAGTAGAGCTTTGAGCTTGTTGTGTAGTTATAACCATTTTATTTACATCAAAACCACCACGATAATTGCATATATAAGTTCTACCACCAAAGTTAGAGTTACTTGACCAAGTAAACGAATAAGTTGCTGGTTCACTTGCTGTTGCTTTTTTAATATACACAGAGTGATAAACAGAACCACTATTTATAGAAGTGTACTGAACAAAACCCGATGGTATATTAACAGTTGGAATATAGTTATAACTACCAGTTAAAACAACAAATATAATATCATTTTCAGTTAAACCAGTAGGTGCGTCAACTGTTGAACCTGTTGCAGTAGAACTACCTACATTATTATCAACAAAAGTAGGGTCTATATAACCAGATTGATTGATTATGATATTCAATTTATCTCCGTGTTTTGGTGTACCAGTAACACTTAATGAAGTTATATTTTCTGTTTGTGCTGTTAACTCATATCTATCGTATAAATCTGTATCTATTGTTGGGTTAGCACTTGAAGTTGCTGATGCGTATGTTCTACTTGATCCAGCAGCTCCGGTTGCTCCAGTAGCTCCTGTTGGGCCAGTTGGACCTATAGGACCAGTAACTGTTGAATCAGCTCCTGTTGGTCCAGTAGGACCAGTAGCTCCTGTTGGGCCAGTTGGGCCTTGAGGACCAGTAGGGCCTTGAGAACCAGTCCATCCAGTAGGACCAGTAGGACCAGCTACTGTTGATGCGGCTCCTGTAGGGCCTGTTGCCCCAGTTGGACCAGTTGGTCCTGTTGGTCCTGTTGCCCCAGTATCCCCAGTAGGACCTGTTGGACCTTGAACACCTTGTATAAATAAAGTAGTTTCAATATGTGAGGCATGAGTTGTTCCCTGGTAAACAAAGTGAACAGTTCTATTTACTGCTGATGTTGTTTTTGCATAAACTTTTACAACTAATCTGTCTGTAGCATCTAATGGATAATCAGCGTTTAAATAATAAGCAGTATCAAATTCTGTTACTGTTGTAGCATTTATTTCAGCAGATGTCGCATTAAAAATTTCAGTTTCAACTCCTCCTGTTGTTCTTTTATAAACTCTATAAACAATTTGTGTAACGCCAACGTTACTATTAACATAGTGATAACAATGGAAATTCCAATAACCCGCAGGTATTTTATCTACGTTTGGGTCCATAGGAATTGTGACATATGGGTCAATTAAAACTTCACCACTCCCACTATTTGCAACGGCTGTTTCATCTTGCTCTACTCCCATAGCTGGATAACGAAGAAGTGTCTCATATCCTGGAACATCTCCCACAGTTGTGTGGTCAAAGAAATATGTCTGACCAGCAGATGCTCCTTGAGGTCCAGTTGCTCCTGTTGGACCAGTAGGTCCAGTCACAGTTGAAGGAGCTCCAGTAGGACCAGTTGGACCAGTAGGACCTGTCTCACCTTGAAGAACCCAAGGATCCCAGAATGAAGGATTAGTTGGTAAATTATTTAAGTTATTATTTTGATTTGAAATATAAGATGATCCGTTGTAGTAGACTCCATCATTGATAGAATATTCAGCTCCTGCGTTCCAAGTTCCTTTCCATGTTATACCTGCCCCTGGAGCACCTGTATCACCTGTTGGGCCAGTAGGACCGATAGGACCTGTTGGACCAGTTACATTTGATGGAGCACCAGTCGCTCCTGTAGGGCCAGTTGGACCAGTTGGACCAGTTACATTTGATGGAGCACCTGTAGGACCTGTAGGACCTGTAGGACCTGTTGGTCCTTGTGGGCCTGGAATACCAGAGTCAACCCACGATGCAGTATCGACATCCCAAACCCAAATAGTGTCAGTAGAACCTACCGTTGCGAAATAACCTGGAGCTCCCACAGGATAAGCTGAAACAAGATCTGCCGGTGTAGCAAAATATCCTAGGTCATTTTGGTCTTTTGTTTTGTTTGCTTGATATGACATATTATGGGGTATGTTTTATTTTTTTTAATGGTTCTCTCTCTAATGATTTTCTTTTTAGTTCAACGAAGATTTTTGGAATTTCATCCAGAATAACATTGTGTTTATTTATATTTTCGGTGCTGATTGCGACAACTTCTTTTACTTTATCCACAAGAATTGAGGAATGTTGTTCAAGTTTTATTATATTTTTATCGCTTATAGCAACAACATGGCCAACAATTTCTCTTAGCGTTCCAGCTTTATCAAACAAATCATTATATATTTCCTTTTGATTTACGATGTCTTCGGTTATTCCACTTTTTTTATCTTCTAAATATGCTACTTCTTTTGATAAATCTGTAATCTGTCCCTCAAGGATAGATTTTTTGATCAAAAGATTTGTAACCTCTGTAGATGTCATCTTTGATAAATCTTCTTCTTTCTTTTTTAATTCTTCAATTCTTCCAATCGAAACATGGATTGAATTAGTCAGTTCTGAATTAGAAATACCAAGATCCTTATTGGCCTTGGTCAAATTTTCTTTTTCAACTCGAAGTGCTGCAATCTCATTTAAGAAATTATTTTTTTCTTCTTCTTGCTCTTTTGTTAAGATTTCTGTTGATATTGTTGAGTTTTGCTCTATTAAATCTCTTTTTTGTCTTTCTAATACAGATATTTCAGAAATTAAATTAGTTTTATCCTTAGATATAATATCTAAAGATATTTTCTCTGTTTTTAATACAGAAATTTCATCAGATAATAAATCTTTTTTCTTTTTAAGACCATCAATCTCGCCTAAAATTATCAATATATCTTCACCGCTAATACCTTCACCGTTTGCTTTGTTTATTAAAATATCTTTTGCATTTCTTAGTAATGATATATCACGAAGAAGAGTGTCTCTCTCTTCACTCCAAGATTTTATTTGATCTTTTTGTTGAGGAGTTAAATTATCCATAATTATTAGTATCTAAATGAATAATCTATGGAACCATTGAAAGTTCCTCCAGTAACAACTACTTTAAAATCTTCCCCTGGGCGACATTCAAATCTTGGTGCACCATCCATTCCAGGTTCATCTTGTTCTGTTATACCTTGACCAGCATCAAGAACGAATTTTGCTAAAGAGCGAGCTCCTGCAAAAATTTCTATTGATCCATCAGCTGCTAAATCCCCGATAAGTTCATGAACGTAAATATAACGATCAGCTTGTCCTGCAACTAGAGTGTTTGATCCTATAGCTGCTGAAACTGGTGCTGATATTTTTTTTGTGTGGACATCTTGTAACAAATTATACTTTAGATACTGTCACTAATTTCTTTAAAAAAGGAATTAGTCGTTTCTCTTCTGCTCTTTTTCTTGGATGATGAGCATGGCATAAAGTTATGCCGTTATTAGTATGATAATGAAGTTCAGGATAATCTTTCCAACTCAAGATATGATGAACCTCTAACTCTCCCTTACAATCTATATTGCCAATTCTACACTTATTTTTATCTCTGGCTTTAACTTTCTTACACCATTGAATATATTTATAACTATTTCTCTCGTCTTGATTAACCAGTTTATTTCTATCTTTTATCCATCTATGGTTTTTATTTCCAGTTGTAACTTCTTTCATTTTTTGTATCCATCTTTGACGTATTTCTGGATTATTCTTTCTGGAATCTATTGCCTTTTTAACTAATTTTCTTTGCTTAACTAATCTTTCACCAACTAAAGGTCTACCTTTATTATATGAATGATAACATTTTTGCGAACAAAATTTTTGTTTCATAACTTTATATGATTTAAAAATTTTATTACAATTTTTACAATTATTTTGTTCCATATTTTTATTATACCTTAGTTTCCCTATTTGAGTATCCAATTTCTTGGATACTCTTTAGAGAAACTACTCAAAGACTAGACAGTTGATCCGTCACCGTCAGACCACATCCAACCACGAAGATCTGATGCACCCATAACAGCAAGAGAGTTGAAGTTTAGAACTAAGTCTTGGTTTCCTAATAGGTCAACAACAGCAGGTTCTGCTCTTGTTGGTAGGGCCTCAATATACTTAAATCCAAAGTCTTCATTCACCATGTTTGAGTCGAACATACCCCACATTAGACCATCGAGACCTAGGTTCTCATAAGGAGATAGGGCAACGATCTTAAATGTGTCAGTTGCAGGAGCGTTATTGAAGAGGTTATTAGCCTGTGGAAGAATTCCTTTTTCAATTGTTCCCTTTACTGTCTTTGCGTATTGTTCAGTAGCTGAACCCTTACGACATACGAGAGTATCAAGAGTTGAAATAAGTGGGTTTCCACGACCATCTTTCTTCAAAGAATGCAATCTGCGAGCGGCCAATAGAGATGAATAACTAAATTGAGGTGATGCTGTTGCACCATCAACAACTACGTTACTCCAAACAGGACCTCCGTCTTCACGAGGGTGAACTTGAGACCAAAATTCAACTGCATCGGCACCCAATGTTGAGATTGGTGTGTTTACTCCAACGTTGTTGATAGGAACCCAAGTAAATGAAGTATTGAACCCTTGTGCCAATAGAGATTGAGCAAGGTAGTTTTTAGCATGTTCAATAGCATTCTTTCCTTCGATAACCTTACTCTTAACAGATGCTTTAATTTTAGCAGCTGCACTTTCGAATAAGAAGAAGTTTGTTTGGAATGTCAAACGAACCTTTTTGGTAAAGTGCATTTGAACATAGTTCTTTGTGAACCCCTGGATAGGAGCATCACTAGCACCAATACCTCCATCTGGAATGATTTCGGCCATTCCTAATCCGGTTACTCCGATATCAGTATAAATTCTTTCGTTGTTGTCAACTTTATACATGAATTCAAGGTATTCAGCCTTTACTGTAGGTGATACTTTTGGAGCGACATGTTTCAATACGTTGTTGACTATGATTGCATAGTCATTTATTGTTCCAGTCATAATAAATTATTTATAAAAATTAACTAATAATTAAACAAACTTAACAAGAATTTTCTTGTCAGCTGCTGCTCCAAATACACCGACCTGTTCTACGATACCATTTGCATCTGTAGTTCCTGTGTTGTTCACATGAGTTGAGTCAGTAAGAACCATCAATTGACCGTTATGGGCAACATTTGAGTTGTTAGTTGAGTCGACTACAAATACATCGTTTTCAAAAATTTCAATATAAGGAACCTGGGTTAGAGCCTCAGCAGCTGCTATATCCTGGTTACAAATACCTATAATGTCCGCCTTAACAGTTCCACTATCAGCAGGAACAGCAAGCCCAGTATCGTAAGCTAAAAGCTCACCCTTTACTAGGACTACACTATCGCCTTTGTTAGCGAGTGCAAGGGAACGAGTAGGATTTTTTATTATTGCTTGAATAAATCCAGTCATTTTTTTATTAAGTTGTGGAATCCTTATTCAGATAGAAGTTCAAGAGCTTTTTCTTCGGACATTCCAGTTGCTTTAAGTTCGTCAACGGACTTTTGCATTTCTGGAGATAGAGCAGGTTTTGCGATGGTTCCACCAGGGAATTGCATCATATTTACCTTCTCAGCGACATTTGCACCTTTGATAACTCTTTCTTGAATAGATTCTGATGGCTTAAACATACTCTCTCGAGCAAGTTCAAGGACTGTCATCAAATCTTTACCACTTTTGTTTTGCCAATTGTAATTAGATTCAACGAAATCGAAGAATACTTCTCTCACATCTTCGTCTTTCAATTCAGAATGCCTGTCGACAAATTTATCTAGGGTGTTTTTTACTTCGTTGGCGAGTCTTTCTTGTTGAATTATCTCTTGGATATCTTCCTTAGTAGCTCCACCAAGTTCTCGAAGTCTTTCTTTGTCTGCCTTTAGTGTCTCATCTTCCTCCTCTTTAGGAGTTTCCCCAACTTGATTAAGTGGGTTAATAATTTTTTTATCAGATCCATTAAGATTTTTTAATTGGCTTTTAGCCGTCTTAATTTGATCTGTTAAATCTTGTCGTTGTTCGTCAGTTTTAGCGAGTTTGCGTTTTTTAACAAGGTCCATCAGCTCGGTTCTTTTTTCAAAAGCCTCGTCTGACTCGAATTTACCCTTGTTAGGAATACGGTAATCATACTCATCCTTCTTAACTTCGACTTTTTGAGGTTCGCTGGGCTCCTCTCCTTCTGGAGTTTTAGGAGTTTCCTCCTTTGTCTCTTCGGGTTTGACCTCAACTTTTGGTTGTGGTTCATTTCCAGCTTTTATTTCTGCTATTGTTGATTCTAACTCAGCATCGAGTTCAGCATCTTCATTTACAGAAACATCTTTTTCATCTTTTTCCATATTAGTTTCCTAGTCATATCGTTGACTGGTGACGATGGTTAACTTAATTATAATACTAACATTTTAAATATGCAAATTATCTATCTGTATACTTAACAAAACCTTCAATCCTCTTTAATTTTGATTTCAAAGTTTCAAGATTTACTGAACCTTCGTTAATAAAAGAGATAGCATGTTTTTGAAAATCACCTTCAATTGAGTTATTAAACTCACCAATAGTTGATGAATTCTTAATTGGGATAATTACAATATATACCTCCTTATTTAAAGCCTTATAAAACAAAAAATTAAGAGAAGGATCAAATACTTTATCAAATATTTCAAGTAAATCTTCTCTATCTACAGGTTTTCCACATACAGCATTGAAAGAAGGTAAAGCCTTACCTCCAAAGAAGTAATCTTTTTCATCAACATCTTTTCCAGATGTGTTTTTTAATATAATTGTTGATTTTTTTACTGTTGATTTTGAACTAGATACTCCAGCATTTGGGGATGTTGTAGATGATCCAGTATTTGGATAAGTTCCAGATCCACCTCCTCCTCCTGTATTATTAGTTTTTGTATTACTTGTCCCAGGAGCTACTCCTGTTCCTTTATTTTCCTCTGACATATTTTATGACAGTTATCCGACTGTCGAAACGGGATCTTATAATAATTATTCTGATTTCGCACCAGAATTTAACCCTTTGATAGCTGAATAAAACTTTTTAGTATATTCTTCCATCTCTGGTGTAATTTTCTTTTTAATTTCCTCAATATGCTCATTTGTAAGCTCTATGAACTTTGCCCCTTCTTCTAAAGCAGCATATCCATACATCTTTTCTAAAATTGCATATTCGAGAGGATAAGGATGAACATAATTCATTCTAATTTCCTCTCCCGCCTTATAGTCTCTATTTAAGACTGCTCTTACTTGCCTCATTACTGATACAATTTTTATTGCATCTGTATCTACGAAAGTAGGTTCCAGTTCTTTCATCGAAACTTGATTCACAAGAAAAGAGATCATATCCTCTGCGGATATTTCAAATTCCTTTCCATCAACTGGTATAAATTTCATCAATTTCTTCGCAACCGCATGGTCTGAATAATTGATTTGGATTGTATACGTTGGTGTTTTTAATTCTTTTGCTTTACTCATTGTGTAATCCGCCTTCTCTTATAAATTTTAATCTGTCGACTACTCCTGCAAGTATTGAACTTGTAACATCAAGTGTAACAGCATTCACAATAGTCTCCCATTGATCTTTTCCAATGAGAGGCTTTTGTGGCATGACATCCCTAATGATTTGGACAATAGCATCATCGTTACCACTTTGAGCAACGGTGATCATCTTTTGTTTTAATGTTTGGTTTAATTCATCCATTTTACTTTTTTTTGTTAGGTTTTTCTCCGCCCCATCCTGCTCCAGGATTTTTTACTTTCATCTGATCTGGAATACCTTTTTGAGGTTTCCAAGCTGGTTTAGGTGCGGGCTTTGACATATTTACCTTAGGTGTTGGTTTCGACATGTTTACCTTAGGCATTGGTTTTGACATTTTTCCGGCCATATATATTATTTTTTCTTGGTTATTTTTTCTGGTAATGATCGACCCTTACTTGCTTTATCGAATTCTTTCACTTCTTTTTTAGTGATACCTGCTTTCGCAGCTCCTGGAGAATGAAAGAATCTTCGTTGTGCATCCGATTTATACATAGATTTTATTGTGGGAAATATGGTAAATTTGCGGCTCGACCCATACTCGCATCTACAGCTCCTCCCATTGGAGACTGAGGTCTTGGGACTTCGTTCGCATTCTGTGGTTGCATTGGGTTTGTTCCATCAGCTGTCATTTCTTGGCCAGAAGATGTTGAACCTCCTTCTGCTCCTCCTCCAGCTACTGTTTGCATAGCTGTATTCTTAGCATCCATTTCCATCTTTTGTTGCTGCATTTGTTGCTGCATTTGTGAAGGTTGCTTAGCCATTATTGCATCGTAATCTGTTTTTGAAATGTAATCATAAATATCTTGATTTTGAATATCTAACAATTTTTCAAGAGCCATCAATTGAGATGCTGCTGCCTCTGGGTCCTCATTCCTCATACTAAAGATAAGGGTGATTTGATTGGTGATCACAGGGAAGAGGGCCATAAATGTTTGCTTTTGAATTTCAAGAGATGGAAGTAGCATTGAATCTGGGTCAATAATTACTTCTAGGTAATCACTTTTATGCCCATATTTTTCAAGTTCATCAAATAGACTTTTAGCTGAAAGAGTTCTTGCTGGAACATTTTCTAGGACTGATCCATCTGGTAAGAAATCAAAATTTAATCTCAAATTTCTTGATGCTGCTATTGCTACTCCTGTCTGTTCTCCATCCTCCCCTATAATTGGAGCTGATTCTACGAAGTAATCTGGATTTTGTTTTACGAATTCTGCAACTTCATCATCACTATCAAGCATCATAACTTTATCAACTGGATATGTTTGCTGTATCCAACTTAGTGCGATATGAGCATCTTTTTCAAGTGCGTTAACAATTGAGTTTTTTGGAGGGGTTAAACGATTATATGCAGCCTCCTTCAAAATAACAGTTGAACCTAATGTTGATTCTGCATTCTGACCTGCAACAATATTGTTTACTCCAGTAATTTCTTCGATCGTTTGTTTTTGTTTATCAGCAAAACCAATTCCTCCAGAAACATTTCCGGTTGTTCTAATTACATCGATGTCTGTTCCAGGATGCTTAGGGTTAACAATATTTGGACCTCTCTTGTATGTAGCTGTTCCATTCTGAATCTGTGCTCCGAAAAGAAGAGGAAAGATTTCCGCCTCAATCTGTTGAGCATTCAAAGAGTTTATATAAGTATAAAGAGCAGTATTTCCTCTCATCAATTCGTAAAGACCAACTCCGTAAGGATCATTTACATCTCTTACGAAACACCTTGCTGAACAAACTGAACCATGAGACCCATCGTTTGGAAGTTCCCCATCATAGATAACCATTTTTCCGCAGTGAACAATATAACGATTCAATAATTCATTTTCATAGTATCCAATAGTAACGTGAGTGGCATTTTTCTCATTATTTTCATCCTTAGCCTCTTCTGAAACTGTTAAATATTCCAATTTTTTCTTATTTTTCTTGGCCTCTGGGTATTTTGTGAAGAATTCTTCCTTCGTCATATCCTTTTCGTAGTAAATCTCACCCCAAGACCAATAGTCTCCGTGATTGAAACCAACCCCGAACCAAGTTCTCTTCATATCTAATGGTTCACGATAAATATCATCAAAAAGTATTTTATCAACACCATTTCTTTCTGTTTGGACTCTTCTTGGATATGTTCTCCAAGCCGTGCATCCGTAAGTGAAGTTAGATTGATATGCAAGCATCAAAGTATTTGCTCCATTACCTCCAACCATACTCCAAGTTCTCTTCCAAAGTTCATACATAGCCTTCGCAAAGATTTTATCATCTGCAATCATCTGAGCATCTGGTAATTTACCAGCCAACACAGAAGTAGCGATTAAAATCTTCGAAAAAGCTATTGGTTCCTGTGAAACAGGAACTCCAGATCGGTTTTGGTCTCGATCTGTTAGCTTTTGAGGGT